GTTACTATGACCGTGGCCTGCGTAGTTGTACCATGAGCAGTCAACACATACTACGCACGGGGTGGTTACAACAGCGTTGTCCCGACATGCGTTGGAAAAGTACGGTAAATCAAATTGTTGGTGATGCACAACAGTTCATTGACATGGCTTACTTGGGCTATAATTCAATCAATTTAGATCGTAACTTGAATCGTAACCTGCGTGAATTGAAAAAGATTCGACGTGCCCAAGATCATCTTAATGCAATGAATCCCAAGAAGCCGGTTGTAACAATCTTGTTGGTGGCCGAAGCCTGTATATACAGTTGTCCCTTCAAGAAAGAACACGACAGCGTTGGTGAAGTAATTGGCACAGACTACTTTCGTGCTCCTGCTGACCTAAGTTGTAACGGTTGGAGACAGCACGAACAATTTGCAGAGTTACCACGCTCGGGCATCAACATTGTTGCAGGACAAAGCAAAACATTTGAAGAATTTGGTGACCTAGTGGACGTATTCAAATACTCGGGACGATTGACATCTATACCATTCAAAGCAGAAGATGTTGAGCATATGAAAGCGGTATGGTACTACGACAACAGCGAGACTAAATTTAAACAGGTTGTGTCACTGGCGGGGCAAACTATATACGCCAACGACTTTCAAGAAATTGTGGACAACAATCTAGGTCCCATACACAGCTGGATTCCCGGTTGGATCGACACTCGCTATACCAAAGATGATTGGCGCAAAACCTGGCAAGGCTACACGGGCATCTGGAGCACAGATAAAGGTCAGCGTTTAGAAAAGATATTGCGTACTTGTCGTAACCAATGTTGGGACTGTCACGAATGTGAACGTACATTTGGGTTCCAAGACATCGATAGTGCGCTACAGTTAAGAAAAGTATAATGATATTTGATAAAATAATTCCTCAAGGTTATGCAGACCAAATTGAAGCTGACATAAACCGTACACAGTTTCCATGGTACTACATACATGATGTCACAAATAAATCGTATGGATCAAATTCGGGCTTTGTTCACGTGGCCGTAGACTTTGGCAAAGAACCCACCGAATGGTATCCCTTCATCAAACCCATCATATACAGCATAGAAGAAGCAATGGGGCATCGTGTACATCAGTTGTTACGCATACGTGTGGGCTTGTTAACAAAGAATACAGAAGCCACTTACGATTATAACACACCACATGTGGATTTTTTAATGCCACACATAACTGCCTGTTACTATGTGAATGACAGCGACGGTGATACCATACTGTTTGATCAAACGCTACAAGACATGAACACAACCGAATTGTCAGAAACAACAGTATTGGATTATGTAAAGCGCACCAACTTCACTGTAGCACAACGTTGCACACCCAAGAAGGGTCGTTTGTTTGCATTTGAAGGCAAACAGTTTCATGCCAGCTCAATGCCCAAACAACATGATAGACGTATTGTAATCACAATTAATTATATACCAGAACACTATGCACCATAATGTAAAATCAATTTGTATTGTTGGCGGGGGAAGCTCGGGATGGATGACAGCCGCGGGTATTACACGTCTTTGCCCCAACATTAAACTTACCCTGGTAGAAAGTGATGTCATCCCCACCATCGGTGTGGGTGAAAGCACAATCGGACACATCAATCAATTTTTAGTCATGCTGGGCCTTAGAGATGAAGATTGGATGGCGGCCTGCAATGCCACATACAAGACCAGTATCAAGTTCATTGATTTTAGAGAGAATCCCAAAGAAGAACCACACAAGTTTCATTACCCATTTGGGCATTTGGACTTTACTGACAAGCCACGTGGTCCAATGGAATGGTTCTTGGCCCGTGCAGACAATCCTGCCATTGATCCACAAAATTTTGCAGAGTTTTATCATGATGCAATATTGATGACAGATCAAAACAAGATGACACGCAATGAAGATCATCGTGTGCGTGGATTTAACTTTGCAGAAGACACAGCCTATCACATGGATGCGGCCCTGTTTGGTAATTGGTTACGTGATAATATTTGTTTACCTGCGGGCATGACACACAAGACTGACACTGTTGACCGCGTGATACAACGTGAAGATGACAGTGTTGAAAAAATTGTTACAACCTCAGGTGACCACATTTCAGCTGATTTGTTTATTGACTGTTCGGGATTTAAAAGCATACTGTTGGACAAAATACTAAATGTTCCGTTTATCAGCTTTCACGATACATTGCTAAATGATCGTGCAGTTGCCACAGTTATTCCCTACATTGATCAAGAAGCAGAAATGGAAAACTACACAAGTTGTACTGCCATTGAAGCAGGATGGGTTTGGAATATTCCATTATGGAATCGAATCGGCACAGGCTATGTATACAGCAGTAAGCATGCCACAGAGGCCGAAGCAGAAGCACAGTTACGTCAACATTTAAAAAGCAATCGTATGATGTTCCCTAATGCTGATCGTGCAGATGCCTGCGAGTTCCGCCATATCAAAATACGTCACGGAGTGCATGAACGTGCGTGGGAAAAGAATGTAGTGGGCATCGGCCTGGCCAATGGCTTTATAGAACCCTTGGAAAGCACAGGACTGATGTTGACACACGAAGGCATCGTTAAACTGTGCAGTACCCTACTAATGCGCGACGGCATTGTCAGCAACTATGATGTTGACCTGTTCAACTACGGATTCCAAGAACAAATCATGGGATTCAAAGATTTTATCAGTCAGCACTATGCTCTAAGTATGCGTGATGATACTCCGTATTGGAAAGAAGTTTCCGGATCAGTCAAATACTCAAGAGCCATGAACAGCACTATAAATCTTGCGGGACTAGATCACGATGTAAAAAGCTCAACTGATTTGGGATTTAGATTGCATAGGTCACGGCAATTTGACAACAACATGGGCGGTATTATTTACATTGCGGCAGGTATGGGGTATAACCCAATTGAAGCTAATTTTATACGTTATCAGGACCGTAAAGTCAACGAAAGTCCAGCAATACGCCGACCGGTTTACGACGCTTGGTTAAAACACCGCGATGAAGTACTAGAGCACATTAAAACACTGCCCACACACTATCAGTTCCTGAAAGATAACATCTACCGATAAATAGTATTAAGCAAAGGGCCATCTAAGATGCAAACTATTAAAAAATTATACAGAGATACCTACACCGGAGAAGATGTTGTAACCAACCTGGTTTATAGAAACTCCACATGGGAAGTTTCCAAAGAATGGATTCCTAATGCGGTTACCAACATTTATACCACCACACAGGCATTGGTAATTGGTGGTGGCCCAAGTTGGAAAGAAGTTTACGGCGGGTTTGATTTATCACACATAGCAAAACACAAAGGTGGATTGCTGGGCGCAGACCGTCTGCAGACTTATGGAGCAAACTCACTGTACAAAACGTTTACGCCGGATTTTTTAGTAATTGATGATGAGCATGCCGACGAGTTGGCTACTAGTGGATATTGTGAGTCTCACATTGTGTATGCTCATGCAAACCCAATTTTAGAATTTCCAGGAAAGTTTTACTTGGTACCACAAGATCCCAGCTGGAATGCCGGTGCAGTTGCCATGTACTTGGCCTGCTTTGATGGACACAAGAAGGTGTTCTTTATGGGATTTGATGGACGCCAGGGTGACGATGTATTTTACGAAAAGACTTTGTCTATAGTATTTGACTTGTACCCAGAGGTGGATTTTGTACGAGTTATGCCCACAGACACATATTACATGCCTGAAAGTTGGAAATACAAAGTTAACCTAAGGCAGATTACTTTTAACAATTTTGTTATCGAAGCCGACTTGGGATAACACAGTTTCCATAGTTCGCAATTTATCTACAATAGCAGTAAATTTAAAACTTCGCCACACACCCGGGTGCAGGGGCTTGGGGTGGTCATTTAACGGAACCCAGCAATATCCTCTGTGCTCATGATTTAGAATCGGCACAAATTCTTCATCCACACTGATCAGATAGGTATGAAAAACAAACTTGTCATTGTCACTGGTGTATTGCTCGATGGGAATAATTTTGGCGCCTTTGATTTCGCCACCTAGTTCTTCACGTATTTCACGGTGAAGACCTTGGATGATGGTCTCTCCAGGTTCAACTTTGCCACCCACAATTCCCCAACTACCTGAGTGTCGGTTACTGTTTCTAAGCAAAAATAAATATCGATGTGTTTGAGTGCAATAAATTAATGCACCCGTGCTTGATAATGTCAAACTACAAGGCTCCAGTTACCAGGATCATATAAACCTTCAACACTCTTAGACCACGTGTCATCGTCATGGTTAAATTTATATTGAACCCCAGTTGTTAAGTTGGTTACAAAAGCGTAGTCCACTGCTTGCTGACTGTGAAAACTAACAACCCATCCAGTTGTGGTGTATTCTATAATGTCATTTGCATCTGCAACAAACCAGGGATTAGTACCCCAAGCAACGGCGCTTTCATTGTTATTATAACTGCCAATGGCGTTGGTGAGCAAATATCTTGTGCCCAAACTGGGTGCCAACAAATGTGTATCATCAACATTGATTGATTTGGGATCAATAATAGCAGTAATTGCAGGCAGGTTATTTGCAGGCAACGTATCAATGTGTGGATTAAACAACATTATGGTGTCGTCTGTGGGGTGTTCAGCAACAGTGCCCACAACTTCACTCAATCCATTGGGGTGACGCAATCTTATTTCACTAATGCCATTCCTAATTACACCGTACTTGGCTTTGACTGTGCCCCAGGCATCGTATATCTGCCCTTGGTCTATGTCGTAGGTAGTACGCTGTTGTTGTTTGATTAACCGCAAGGTGTTACCGATATAAAGCAAACTGTAGTTGCGTAACACAATCACTTGTCTAACCATAATGTCGGCCTCGGCAAAAATATCATCGGTAATCTCACCATTGGCATCGTACACGTTATTGACGATGTTGGTGATAACACCCAGACGTTTGACCTTGGCGGGGCTACTTAACCAAATTGGCATTTCAAACTGTAGTGTGGCAATGCTGATACTTTCATCGGTTGAGGCCGGCACTGAACGTGAATCCCACACAGTCGATTTAAGCTCAACGTGGGTTAAACTGCCCCAATCAACATAATTATCAGTACTCTGAATGTCCAGTCCGGGATTAAACAGTTGCGCCAACTGTTCTATCAGTTGTAATTTCTGCTCGGTATTACTGGTCCATACGTCTAGTTTGAGTCCTAATTTGTATGGTACTGGCATTAACCGTTCAACAGTATATGCATCTCCGGGAGTACTTAAATAATTACCAGTAGCAGGATCATACGCACGTTGTTTAATATTCATTGTACCGACAAATGTGGGATCTTGCACACGTTCTCTGTCGTAGTCTAGACTGCTGATATACACACTCATAGCAGGCACAGAGCTTAATGTGTTTTCGCTGTTTTGTTTTAAGATTTGCGCGGCCTGCCTACTGGGATCGCCATACAGCACTGGCACTTGTTGTAGTGGGCGAGACCCATCTGCAGATTGACCAAATTCAACTTGGAATCCCGAAACCAATCTAATAAATTGAGTTAGGAATCTGCGTATTTGATTGTCGTAAAAATATTGTTGACTCATTAATTATCCGCCTGTATCTTAAAAGCTCGGCTCAACGATTGTCTTTCGTCGACTGTGTCGCCTTCAACATTGGTATAAGTGGTGGTATTGTTTACAAAACTACTGCGTAAGGTACCACTGCCAGCACCCGGTGTTAAGTTGGCTCTATTTACAGACTCAACAGTTATCCAGCGTGTTCCACTAAATCTAAACAACCTGTTGGGCAAGTAATCTGTACGCAAGAAATAGTCGCCCTCGGTGTGGGACATTGGGAATTCAATACCAACACCACATGGCATGCCGTTGGGAGCTAAACCATCACCAACTAGATAACCTTTTGTTTTACCAGCGGGGCTTATTGTAGCATCATCAGCAGTGGCAGTATCATCAGCAGTTGTGGCCGCGTCGGCAGTTTGTCCAACGTATGCCGGCTCTAAATAAAACTTACTAGTATCGTAGCCAGACTCGGGAACATCAACCTCGGCTTGTGCTACCACAGCATTATTGATGTTGATGTAGGTGTTGTAACTACTCATTAAATCGCTAGTCTTGGTATTGGCAGTGCCAGCAACAATTTGATCCAGGATGTCTTTGTATTCTTGTCCGTCCACTAATGGATTAATCTTAACACGCCACAAGTGCGGCCACCAAGTTGGGGTAAAGCCTTCTGCGGCCAGACTGGCATCAGCAACAACATAATATCGTTTTAGGGCGGCAGGAACATCTTGATCTAGTGCATTGTAATCTTTTAAATGTTCAAGTTCCAATACATCACCAGCCATGACCTTGCGCCCGATGGTGTCCATCATGTCATTGATATGAAAGGTCATGAACAAGGTACCTGTTTGCAGAAATAATCCAAATTGGCTTAGATCAAAGTCTTGATCTGCACGAGTGTAGATGCCCCGCATTTTGTAAACGTCGGGTTCGTACTTACGATCTCGGTTTTCTACGAACAGCAGGTCCTGAATGTTCTTCTCACTTTGATTCAAGTATGTGGGTTGTGTTAGATCACCAGTGTTGGTCTGTGTTTTAGTGCCCAAGTACTTGTGTACTAAAACTCCAGTACCGCCCATAGTAAACATTTCACTGATTCTGCGATCGAAGAACTTGTAATCATTTGAGTGTTTACCGTCTTTCCATAGTGATAGGCGAGCCATGCTTGTTCCTTATTGTAGTATTTATGGGTTTGACATGTATTGGCTTTTATCGTATAATACGCACTTATGCAACTACAACACGAAGCCCATATTGCCAAACTAGAGGAGCTTCTAGCATCAGTTTCTCACACCAAGGACATTCGTGCCCGTAGTACATTGTACAAGTTTTACAAAAACTGCCGTGAAATTTACACCAAAATGGACAAAGAAATGGTGTC